GTTTTCTGGCACCGTGCTGGGGTCTGTGAACACCACGACTTTAGTACCAAGCGCGTTAGTCATGCGCTTTAGAATAAGCGCTAACCTTTTTTCAAACGGTGTGGCGTCGTTTAGCTTAGATATTGCGACAAACAGGCCCGAGCCAGTAGTTTCTTTCTGCGCCTCTTCCGGTAACACCGTATTACTAATTAAAGTTTTATCTTTTTCAACAGCGTTTATTTTTTCACTGATTTCTTTTTGTAGTAGCTTTTCTTCCGCAGTATTAATTTCGGATTCAAGCTCGGCTTTAAGCTCAGCGTCGGTGACAGTGTCCGTTTCTGTTTGCGATTCGACGGTAGCTGGCTTCGCCCGCTCTGCACGTGTAGGTATAGCCGGCGCCCTACCAAACTGCTCCGCATCTATCCGCGCTTCAAGTGCAGCGGCGGCAAACTCAGCTTGAGGAATATTGGGGTCTTTTAGCGTTTCTCTGGCCGCGGCGTACGCTGCACTGCCACTTAGTTTTGGATTGTTGGCTATCTGCATTGCCTTGACCAAAAGTTCTTTACGCTTAGCTTTCAGCTTTTCCAACTCTTCTCTGGCAGCGTTAAACACGCCTTGCTTTTTATTTGCTGCCCGTTCGGCTTTGGCAGGCGACATCCCTGCAGCTATATTAGCTTCCACCTCTTGTGCGCGTGCCGCTTCTGGGTTGGCTGCGTACGCGTCAAACGCTTCGGGTGTTGTAAACACACCAGCGTACACCTTCTTACTTAGTATCTGTTGCGCACGGTCATACAAACTTTTTTTGAAGTACTTTGAAACTCTTTTGCTGCGCTGGCGTGCGGCGTCCCCCGCCCTACTAAGCTGCTTGACCTTTTCAACAACTTCTGGAGGTCTTTTTAAAGGGATGCGCCCACGGGTGGCTCCTGTAGGTGCTGCGGGTAGAGCAACGGTAAGCGATTCTACGCCGGGCATAGCGGCTACTTGCTCAAGCTCAGTTTCTTCAAGCAGCCCCATTTGGTTTATTGCATCTTCTTCCGCAACGGTTATGGCGGCTTGTTCTGTGACGGGCTCTACGGCCGGTGTCGGAGCTACTTGTTCTGTGACGGGCTCTACGGCCGGTGTCGGAGCTACTTGTTCTGTGACGGGCTCTACGGCCGGTGCGGCAGCGGCTTGTTCAGCTGCTACTCGTGCAGCAATACTTTCACCGGCGAGTCTTGCGGCTTCGGCTTCATCGGCTTCAAACTGAGCCTGTTCAGTGGCACGGGCAGTGGGGGCTTCTTGCTGCGCTCGTAACTGTGCGTTTAGAGCGTCCATCATTGCGCGGCCGTACGCCGCCCCAGCTTCTTGGCCGTACGTTTCAGCCAACTCTTGCCGCTTTTCGAGTACCGTATTTCTGTCTATTTCACCTTGCGAGTCGTTTTGTACTTCCGCAGCTATCACCGGTGCCCACTCACGCGCAGCAGGCGGCGCAGTGTCGTCGATGGTTAGGGGCGCAACAGCTTCTTCCGGTGCAGATGGGGGTATGTCTTCAAGAAACGCAGCCAACGCAGCTTCAGCGTCTGCTTGGCGTTGCTCCTCGGTAACCGCGGCAGGTTCTTCTTCAAGCCCCGCTTCAGCAGCTCTGGCAGCTCTAGCAGCTTGGCGCTCAGCAATCTCAGTATCCGCACGCTGCGCTTCAACCGCACCCACACCACCACCGAGTAGTGCACCGATACCACCTTCAAGTGCGGCGCTACCAACAACGCCACGCATCAACGGCGTAGCCATTCCTTCGCGGTTTAACGCTAAGTTCTGAGCAAACTGTTCCTGTCCGGCCTGCGCCGCTTCGGGCACTGCTTCGGACGCTGCGGTTCTGCCTAGGTTGCTAAGCACTCCGCGCTCCAGTGTTTCTTGCGTAGCAGCTTCCGTTACTGCAGTTCTAGCTACGGCCGGGGAAACGCCTTCCTGTATTAACCTGTCCCCAAGTTTTTTCTGGATAAGCGCTGGCTGCACACCAAACCTAGTAGCGGCGTACCCAAGCACTCCGCCCAGTGCAATCATGTCCAAGTTGTTGCCTGTGTAAGCCTGCGCTTCTTCAGCAGCCTGCCTAGCTTCTTCCGGACTCTTACCTTGCTCAACCAAAGCTTCGTTAACGGCGTCGAATACCGCGCTCTTCACCAGACCCACGCCTGAAGCTGCGCCATACCCAATAAGCCCCGGTATACCAGCTGCAACGCCAGCAACAACGCCCGGTACTATAGTTCCAGCACCTTGGGACAGGAAGTCTATCGGTGACACCATGAACGCTCTGGCAGCGGCACGTAGCTGCGGACCTACACCCATGTCCTCGGCTTCGGACATAATGCGAGCAACTTCTTGCTGGTCTGCCTTAGCCTGCGCAGATAAAAGGCTTTGTAAGTACCCTTCAACGCCACGTATGGACTCAGATACAGGGTTAGTAGCCCCGGCTATGTCCGTCAGCATTCGCGTGCCCGTCGCTATACCACTGAGCAAGTTTATCGGTACGTCTGCTATTTCTCGGAATATATTGGACTCAACTTCTTGTGGTTGAGCTTGTGCAACGGGTGCGGTGGCAGCGGGGGCGTACTCAGAGAACAGCGCCTCAAGCTCTTGCTCAGTGGGAGGAGAGTCACCACTAAGTTTTAACTTAACCCCCGTAGTTGGGTCGGTAACTAGATATTCCGGCATTAGTTAATTCGCTCTACTGCAAATCTACCCGTGGTACTGGAGTTCCCGGTCGGTGTAGCCGTTCCTTGGTTTATACCGTACAGCGCCTCTATCCTTCTTCTCTCAGCTGCCATATCTGCATCTCTTTCCCTGATTGGAACACCTTTAAGCGCCTGAGCTTTTGCATACTCAAGCATGTAATTTTCTACTGCTTGAATTTTACTAAAGTCGCTTTCAGCTCCCTGAAGCCCAAGTCTACCGCTGGCAATCGACTGTTCATAGGCGTAGAACCCCTGCAACCCAATTAGTTTAGCCTCGGCGTCAGTAATCTCCGGGTTATCTCTCTTGGCTTTTTCAGTCAATATGCTGGTCACTTGAGTGAACTGCGACTCTTGTCCTCGGTCACTGGCGTTTATCCTAGCAGCTTCCAACTGGGCGTCTATATTTTCTAGGCTTATGCCTCTACCAGTAGCGGCGTCAAATGCACCGGCTTCACTTTCTAACAACTGCGCTATGTTACCGCCCAGTGTGTCCCTTCGCCCCTCAACAGCGGAGCGTGCTGTGTTTTCCGCCTCAAACTGACTAAGCCCCATAGCACGAAGCTCAGCAATCATCCTATCCATCTCAGCAACGGAGCGTTCGCTTTCAGCCGCTTGCTCTGCGTATATGCGCTCATCTTCTGCACCGGCACCGGCACTAAATCCACCCAAACCCCGCTCAGCTAAACCCGCCAAACCTGCTCGTAGGGCACGACGGCGCTGCGCTTCTGGGGAGAACCTAGTTTCAGCCAGCTCTCTACGGCTTCTTTCAGCCTCTGCCCGCTGCGCAACAAGATCGTCAGCCCCAGTAAGTTCTTTGAGCCTAGCTGCTCGCCTAGTCGCCGCTGCATCCGGGTCCAAAGCAGCCATTTCTTCCTCTTGTTGTCTTCTAAAACTACGAGCTTCTGCCTCAAACGGGTTATTTTCTATTCGTTCGGCAAGCGCTCTTCGTCTTGCTGCAGACTCAGCTGCCGCAACTTGTTCGGGTGATACAGCTTGAGGTGATGTATTTTGCGCAGGCTGTTGCGCGTAACGCTGCAACGTGGGTCTACCGCTAGCGTCGTATACTACCTGTTCTTCTGTATCTTGTTGTGCGGTAGCTTGATTGCTCAAAACATTAACTTTAGGCTCTACGTCCATAAGCTCAAGCGGTAAAGCTGCTACGGCGGGATCGCTTTGTGGCTGTAAGCTAACGGGCCTTTCAGGGGGTACTTCTCCTGCGGCAATTGCTCTGTTCACTGCTTGTATGTAAGCAATTTCTTCCGCTTCTCTATCCCTTAATGCACGCCGCTCCGCGACTCTTTGCGTCATGTCAGAAACCATAGACCCAAAGTTGTCGCCTTCAACACCGCCTCCTTGATCGAACGAAACAATACCGCCACCGGCCATACCAGCCATGTTCGGTGCAGAGAGCTGAGGTAACCCGCCACTCATCGCTTGCTGCATCTGTTGGGCCTGCATGTTGCCGCCTTGGCGTTGGATGCCCGGGGACAGTCGTGAGGCAAGTCCTGCAATACCCTGCTCGGCTGCAAGTTTAGTGCGCTCAGCAACGGTAGGGGGCATAGGCTGAGGCTGCGCCGCGGCCATCATCTGGTCAGCAGCTTGCATCGCTTGCAGTGCATCTTTGTACTTCAACATTGCCAACGTGCGCGGGTCGAGTATCTGCTTCTCTGCATCCGACGAAACAACGTCAACAGCGGCGTTAAGCCGTGGGTTATTCATTTGCGGAGCCTGCTGCGCACCTTGCGGCATCAGCGCACCTAGACCTTGAGGTTGCATCATTTGTAGCTCCTGTTAATTTTATTACGGCCCTATACCGGCTAGTTTGTCCCGTTCCTGCTTCTGGCGAGCTGCTTCTAGTATTAACGCCTGTTGCGCATTAGCCTTTTGATTAGCCCCAGCCGTGTTAGTGTTTGAAGGGAACAGCCGACCCAACATGTCGTATATGTCGTTAGCACCGCCGGCAATATCCTGCAGGGGGCTTGTGCTGGTGTAGTTGTACGCCTGTGTTTCCAACGGGAGCCCTTGTAATAGCGACTGCATGAACTGCAACTGACGCTGTGGGTAGTCCCGCTCAAACTCAAACTGCGCCAAGTCCGCACCTATACCCTGCTGCTCAATACCACGCTGCTCGGCGCCACCGGCTCGCTGCGCCCCTAAGACATCAAGACCTAACCGGCTGGCTTGCTGCGCCGCCGCCATTTGACGGGCCTGTTCAGTATTAAACTGCCCTTGAGCTTGGGTAAACGCTTCGTTGTACCCGCGACCGGTAATATCGGCCATACGATCCAACAACCCACGCTGCAACTCAGCTTCAGCTACACCCTGACGTGATCCACCGTATGCACCGGCTTTACCGTACTGGCTCTGCAGTGCTTGCTGTTGCATCTCGCTTTGTCTGCGTGCAGCCGCATACTGCGGGTCTAAGACCGACTGCAAATACGGAGTCATGTACTGCTGAACCACATTACCAGAAGCGGGTGTAGTGACACCGGGAATCCCAGCAGCTGCTTGAGTCGCAGTGGGTGGAGTGTACGCCGCACCGGTAAACGACATCGGGTTATACGCCATTGTGGAGGCATTAGGAACTTGCAACGCCCCCAGCCCCTGAAATGCCTGCGTTTGCAACGCAGATGGGCCGGCGCTTAAAGGTCCTTCATAGGCTGTGTACGGCAGGTTTGATGCCGCTGCGCCTCGACCCAACATCTGGGTAACATAGGGCCCTGCAAAACTGGATAGGGAGGACTCTTCAGCTCTCATATTAACCTCACACCGGTATAAACTTGTTAGGGGCTATCTTACGCCCTTGCTCCTGACGCCCAGTACGCGCTTGTCGCACCCGGTCCATCATGGAGTACAGTTGTTTAGCGCCGGCGTCAGAGTTACCGTTGCCCAAGTGACTAACCACGTCAGCAGGCACTACGAACTCCCCGTCGGATAATGCAGCTTGTTGCGTACCGTCAATAGTAGCAGGTATCTGGTCTGCCATGCCATCAGTAGCACCGCCTAGGTAGTACCCACGGGACTGCGGTGCTGCAACGTTACCGCCTCTGGCGTAACCAAAACCTTTGTAATCCGCTTCCACCATTTTTGGATCATACCCTGTAACTCTAGCAACCTGCGCTGGGCTAACTCCGTACTTTTTCATGGCAGCGGCTATAGTGCGGTGTGCATCCACCCCCGCTCCACCGTACTGGTCGTACGTACTTTTGATAAAGTTCAAAACGTCGGTATCACTAAACTTACCAAAAGCTGTGTAGTCCGCAAGAATTTCTTCCGGCTTGAAACCTGTTATTTTGGACACTTGCGCCACCGGTATGCCCTTTTCTGCTATATCGTTAGCAATTGCCCTGTGCGCCGCTACTCTATCTCCCCCAGCTTGCTGAACCCTAAAGTCTATTAACTCCTTAACCGACGCGTCCGTGTAGTTTTTAACTGGAGCCGCTGTGTTTATCTTAAAATCTGTAGTAGTAGTAGTTACTTTATTCGCAGCGTCATCACCAACGACATCACCCGCGTCATCACCAACGACATCACCCGCGTCATCACCCGCCGAGCTAATCCCCGTTCCGCTAAATAAATTACCAAATAGGTACTGAACTACTTCTTTAGGTAACGAATTAATAATGCCCTGCGCTTTGGCTAGTCGCTGCTCTTGAGTTTCTGGGGTTTCTGGGGTTTCTGGGGTTTTAGTAGTCACTGGGACGTTGACTGGGCTGATTCTTTCAGCGGCCATTGTTTCACCCGTTGGGGTGTAGGTTGTATTCGTAAAGTATTGTCGTCCCGCACTGCCCGGTATACGCGGCTCTCCCGTAGGCATAGTGGTAGAAAAGGCATTTGGTACAAGGGTTCTGTTGATGCCAAACTCAGGGATACCGCCCGTGTAGCCCGTGACGCGCTCCGCACCGCTACCGGCACCTATAAACTCTCCCACTTTACTATCCGGTTTTACGGCACCATATACAAGAGCGCCAAGGCCCGCGGTGGAGGCAACTTTGCTAAGGTCCAAATTACCACCGGGCATAAAGTAGTCGCTTACAGCTTTTCTAATGGACATGGCGGGTTACCCCCTCAACAATTTAATAAGTTCGTCAGTGGCATTATACCGATTTACGCTGCCACCACCATATAACTCGGTCTCTTCGGCGCCCGCGTCCCTTTCAGCCAATATACGCATAATGTTATCTATCAGCGACGCGTTCAAATCGTACGGTGTGCCTATGTCCGCAAGACCTGCCTGCTCCGTGCTGACTGAGTACATGTCTTGTGTACTCTGAGGTTGCTGTATTGGCGTAGCGGGACTCCCGGGGCTACCGGGGCTACCGGAGCTACCGAGGTCGGGCGCAGGAGACGTTCTTAGCGGCGGACCATCCGGGCTTACCCGCTTTGCTACTTTAACTTCTTCCAAGGCCGCCGGCGTTTTTGCTACTTTAACTTCTTCCAAGGCCGGCGGCGTCTTTGCTACAGTACCTGTGTTAACCACCGTCTTAGTTTTATCGGCTTCTGTTTTTACTTCGGCGCCAGTGATTGTGTCGTTGCCTACGGCGCCAGTGATTGTGTCGTTGCCTACGGCGCCAGTGATTGTGTCGTTTTTGACTGTAGCGGCTCTATTAACGTCCTCTTGCGTTTTGTACCTTTCATCCAGTTCCGCAACGTTTTGATTAACCCCAAGAACAACTTTGGTCGTAGCATCTATAAGTCCTTGAACGTCGCCCTGAATCGCTGCCGAAATTGCACCGGCGTTAGTCCCGGTAGCCTTACCTATTTCTTCAAGAATTACAACTTTAATGATTTCCCTAAGATTGGGGTCGGATTGGCCGGGGGAGCTCCGGGAAAATACTTTTTGCAGTACGCCGTCTATAAACGGATTGCCGGTGTACACGCCTACGGGAGCGCCACTGGTTGGCATACTACCTACGATTGTTGGGGTAGCGCTACCCGTGGGCTTTCCAATGACGATGGTGCCGGATTGGTTTGTTGGGTTTAACACAACAAGTGAAGGAAGCGGCGCGTTAATGAGTTCAAACAGAGCATTTGTGCCCCTACCAATCACGTTACCTATGCTACCAATCACGTTACCTATGCCGCCAATAATATTACCTGCGCCGGTAACGGCACCCTGTATCGGGGCGGGCAACAAATCAAACAGGCTACCCCCTGTAATTGGTCCAGTGACTGTGGTCGGCGCTGTTGCACCGGGTGTAACTGCCTGTGCCATCGAAGTAATGTATTGGTTCCCCCCCGGAGGTGTAGTGACAGCGGGTGTGGTTCTGTCTATCGGTGCCTTCCCGCCAGAGTCCCCGGGTATGTTAATGGTGGGTTGACCTATAAAAACAGGGGTGGGTGGCGCCAAAAAAGACTCAGGGGATGGCGCCCCAGCGGGTACCGAAACCCCATACCGCGACATAAGCTCGTCAAAAGCGGTCTTTCTCTGTGTGAGCGACGTAGTTTCAGGATTGTAAGTCGCGTTTACGTAGCCAATAACATCCTCAAACGTTGGGGCTCTTCCCAGCAACTCTGTTAAGTTAGGGTCGTAAAGCCCTACTCCTCCGCCGACTGGGCTAACATTTGTAGAACCTATGTCGCCTAAAAGCTCTTGAATAAAATCAGTGGGGCTGTAGCCGCCTAAGCGTTGACCAATGACTGTGGTTGACCCTATACCAAAATAAGGATCGACGTCCCCGCCAGCGTCAAAGTGAATTTTCCCATCTTCATCAATTCTCATAACTCACCTCAAGGAAGCACGGGTAGAATGGCAGGTAGCGCGGAAACAAAGCTCACGGCTACGACAGCTGAGGCTATCCCCGGGTGCGGAGATGTTGGTGCAACCGTATCGAGCTGCAACGCAGTGCTGTCTGCGGCGATCATTATCTGAATATACTGCTTTGCCTGCAAATCAATGTTAAAGCTCCAGTTAATCTCAAGCTCCTTACCGGAACCCGATATGCTGTACTCCCGCGTCGAATACCCAACGTTAGTGCCGTTTCGCCTGAGCCACACAAAAACAACCTTGCTACTGCCCGACGTGCTGCGTAGCTGCCCAGTAAACTGGAAGTTGTAGATACCTGAGTTAGCCACCGTGATCTCGGAGGTAGTAACGCCGTTTATACTCACCCCAGCGTTAAGGTACGTCTGGTTAAAGCGCACCGGCTGCGCGGTGTTAATTACAGCAATTGCCTGATCTCCGGTATCAAAGAACAACCCGTTCGGGCTACTTATAAACACGCCGCCGTTGTCGCCGGTGAGCAGGTTCAACGTGTTAGCTATCTGATTAAAGAACAAACGCAGGATGTTGTTAAGGTCATCCAAGTACACGCGTATCGGGTTCTGCTGCGGAGCTACGGGCAGGGCAGGCGGCTGAACTTTCTTTATCTTGTTTGTGTTAGACATATTAACGTCTGCCGTCAGGGCGGATATCTAGTCTGGGTTTACCTAGTTTCCACGTCACTCCAAGGCCAGTAGACTCAATCTTTACCGCTATCTGCCGGCCACGTATGCGCACGAACACCTGCCCAGTAAACTCTTCAATCGGCACTGTGGTGATCCGCGTTATTGTAGTGGTGCTGTTACCACCAACGGACAGGGGGTTGTAGTAGCCTGAGCCAGAGTTCTGCAGAGGCAGTATTGTCATCGTAGCCGACGGCGCGTCCGCGGTAGACCCCACAAAGGTCATGTCCGGCAGAATGCGGTTAATCATCATAAACCGGTCGCCCTCGTCGATATCAAACTCGCCCGAAGTAATCGTCGCTATAATCGGATTTGCGGTACCCAGCTCGTTGCAGTCAACGCCAAACTCTTGGGAAACTAGGTTGTTACTGTAAGTAGCCGCAATCGGGTTGTCTCTGAGGTCAGCATCTATCCACGCTGAACGACTCAGGTTGCCGTAGAACCAGATGTTCTCAACGTAGTTGTACACCACATACCGGTTGTTCTGCGTGGAGCCGGCAGAAGGGTAGAACCACCACACCTCATCAAACTGCTCGTTGGTACCGCATATCACCTGATTGAACTGATTTTTGTTAATGTCGTTGAACACGTAGCTACGCAGTGTGCAGGGGAGCGTCTTAACCGTACCGTCGTAGTAGTAAAACTTGTCTATGCCCATCCAGTACGCAACGTTGTTTGCGTAGATGGTACCGTTCGGGCTGACCACGGTTATGTTAGAACCAAGCAGCTGCGCACCCCACACTTCCGGAGCACCTAGATACTGCAGACCGTACACGGCCGAGTCAGTCCACACCAACACTTCTTGACGCGCTTGGCGTACAGCAACTATCTCGGTGCCTTGGGACAGACGTAGGCTACCGGCTTGATTAAGTGCCGTCGGTGTCCAGTTAGCTACGTCCTCTTGGTCAGACCAGCGGATCAACATGGGGTCCAGCGGGGCGGCGCCCAGCTCGTTGGCTCCGAAACAGAACGCAAACCGGAAGATGTCAGATACAAACGCAATGTTGGCGATCACCGGCACATTGGACGCTCCGCCCAGTGACGATACGTACACCGCTCTCGTAGTAACTCCAGTCGAAGCATCCCAGTAAAACGGAGCGCTGCCACGGTACGTAAAGAACAAGTCCTCACCGAAGTTAGACTGACTCCATATCCGCATCGGGGCTAGTGTTACCCCGCCAAAGCCCCACGTACCAAAACCCCAGCGACCTGCACTCCACCCGGTAAAGGGCACTTCAATCTCGTTGCCTATAGGTATCTGGTAAGCCCCAACGACGGACGCTCCACCGTCTCCGGAATCCGAAGAATTTGCCGTGGCTGTAGCTACAAATGTGTAGTTGTCGTCGTCGATGATGGAGGCAATGACGTACTCTCGGTTTAGCACCGTAGCCGTAATGTTACCGCCCAGACTTACCGCACCCGAGAACGTAACAAAGTCGCCCTGCTGTGCGCCGTGATCCACATCGGTAGCCGTGATAACAGCGGAACCAGTAGTTGCATCAAACTCTACATCCCCAGCAGCTGTGGTTAAGCGAATGGGGGTAACGTCAAAGTACTGCCCACCACGCTCAATGTAGTATTTGAGGTTAGTGCCGACCGCTAACAGGTTCTGCCCAGAGAGCGTAGCCCAGTTAGTTAATGATCTAGCGACACCCAAATACGTATTTGCAGAAAGCCGCTGCCACCCACCTATTTTCTCGGGCAGGCCGAAACGGAAACGGACTTTATCCGTCTCG